CCAACAGCATCAACAGATAGCCCCTTCGATGACCCTGCTGCACATGTGTTCGGAGAGTCAGGATCAGAATCCGTAATCAAGTGCGGTAGTTATGTTGGATCAGGCTCCGCAGGTTTGGAAGTTAATGTTGGTTTCGAGTCACAGTGGGTTCTATGGAAACGTACTGACAGTGCGGGTAATTGGTTTATACATGATTCAATGCGAGGAATAGTCACAGGTGGAAATGACCCTTATTTATTAGCTGATGTTACTGACGCTGAAAATCCTGTTTCTACTATAGATGTTACTCCAACAGGTTTTAAAATAACTACAAGCGGAACTTATTTTAATGCTAGTGGTGGCTCGTATATTTGGATGGCAATCCGCCGTCCAGATGGATACGTTGGCAAGCAATACGGTGCAGGTGAAGGAACGAGCGTATTCGCTATAGATACTGGTTCTAGTAGTTCTACTATTCCTAACTTTGATAGTGGATTCCCTGTTGATTTTGCTTTCTTCAGAAAACCTACTGCCAGTAGTCATTGGGAACTTGGTGCAAGGCTTATTCAAGGAAAGTTCCATTATACAGATGACAGCGATGCAGAAATGACTTGGGCGAATATGGCATTTGATAGTAATGTTGGATGGGAATATTCTACTAACCATGATTCGGCTTTCCAGTCATGGATGTTTAAGAAACACGCTGGGATGGATGTGGTGACTTATAAAGGGGATCATGTTGACAACAGGCAACTACCTCATTCACTTTCAAAAGCACCAGAGATGATTTGGACTCATGCTAGAGATACAACAGAGAATTGGGTTGTATGGCATACAGGAATGCCAAATAGTGGTGATGGTGAGAATGCTACTGCACACATGCTTTTAAATCTAACTAATACTACTGGACATACTGGCTTAATATATGGAGGTTCAGATGCAGTACTTCCAACCTCTACTCATTGGAGCGTAGGAACTCACGAATCAATCAATGACGATAATTATAACTACATAGCCATGCTGTTCAGCAGCATTTCGGGAATTTCAGCCGTGGGTAGCTATAGTGGAAGTGCAGGTGCTGGTAACGCACAAGATATTGGATTCCAACCCAGATTTTTACTTATAAAACGTGCAAGTGATGGTACTGGACCTTGGATGGTATTTGATACCACAAGAGGAATTAATAATTCTGGTGATGAAAAAGTCTTATATCTCAATGATAGCGCTTCACAAAGCAGTATAGGAGACCATGACTATATCAGCATTAGTTCAGATGGATTTAGCTTTACTGATGGAAACGGCAACGTAAATACATCAGGTTCTAACTACATATACTACGCCCACGCCTAGATGGAAATCCCATCCATCAATTTAGGTAGAGCTAAACTTCCTAAAGCTTTAGATATGCCTGGCATCCCTCTCGAACCACCAACAGCAGAGATGCCAGTCTTTCCACCAGTTGTTATACCTCCAAGTAATCTAGTAGCTCCGAAAGGAGTAGAGATGGAGGAAGTACCAGAGGAAACAGAGGATGCAGAAACAGCACAAATGGAGCAACCAACTCTAAGAGTACCTGTTATAAAAATAGATCTACCCTTACCTACAGCTGAGGTAGTAGCTACGGCTACTTATGCGGCTGTAGCAGCTGTAGCCACTACCACCCTTGCTACACCTTTCTTTGACAAAATCAAGAAACAAATTCAAAAATTCTTACAAAAGAAAGTTGATAAATGGAAGGAAAACCGCAAGAAAAGAGAAGCCCGAAACCAAACCTAATAAGTAAACTCAAAGAAGCTGCAGAAGACAAGGAACATCAAATTGAAATCCTTGGAACTTTTGTGCGTCTAGGAGTTGTGGTTTGGTCGGGCTTTATTTGAATCATAACCATGAATTACATTGAGTTACCTATGTTTAAAAAAGCTGGGAACTCAGATATAACCTTCGTTGCCAGTGTCTTTACGGGAGCACTTGCAACTTTTGGCTTAACCACTGGCAATAAAAATGGCAATGGTAAAAACACACCCGTTAACTGTCCAATGATTAAAAAAAAGGAAGAATGAGCAAATGGCTTTTTCTCTTCCTACTAGCATCACCCACGGTAGTAAGAGCAGAAATGATTCAACCCAACTTCACCCAAGGGTCGATGAACAGTACAACAACTACAACAATCGATATAGACGAGGAAATAGTCACCACAACTTATGGTGCAGCATTAAACAAATGGTCGGGAGACAATATAACTCATACCTCAGCAAGCTCTGGAGGAATAACAGATTCAGATTCAGTCTTCAATATAACAACAGCTGGTTCAGACTTCACTCTAGAAGTAGTGTCAAGAGCAGCCAGTCAGATAATAGAAAAGACAGAGATAGATCGAACTATCGCACAGGAATCTACTACTGTCTCCTTATCAGTCTTCTCTCAATAGCACCAGCTAAAGCATCAGATCCAGAGGTTAATAACACCTCTAATCCAGTTGCAGCAGCGACTGGAAATGTAACCAATCAAGCTGTCCAATTTCAGAATAATGGAGCACCAAGTAGACAACACTATGGAGGTGCCATTAGCTGTAATGGTGCAACGATGACATTCAGTCCCTTCTACATGGGGAATCATACGGTTCCCTATGACGAAGAAATGAGTCAGAGAAGCTATACCGTAGCTGAGAACTGGGGAGGTCAAATCAACTTCATGTTTCCTTTGGATCGTAGAGGTTTAGCACAATGTAGACGTATAGCTGCACGACAAGAAGAAAAGATGAGGCTTGATTATGAGCTAGTACGTGTATTGAAATGTGCTGAACTACAACGCAAAGGATTCATGTTAGCTGAAGGTACACGTGTATTCGATATGTGTAATGACGTAGTACCAATAGTTGAATACAAAAAAAATAAACAGGCTGCTGTTAAACAGTATCTAAAAACTACTTGTACTCCTAAAGATAAGAAATTCCCATGGAATGAACAGGAGTACGACTGTCCTAAAACCACTAATAAAGAATGAGTACATTAAGTGATTCCATCGCAAAGATGGTAGCTGAACAAGCTAAAGCAAAAAAGAAAAAGTCTTCTAAGAAAAGAGACGAAAACGGTAAATTCGTGAAGGCAGATGAAAGTTAAATTAGGAATCCTATTAATACTTGTTGTAGCTGGAGGTGTCTCCGCACAGATATATAACCAGTTCAGAACCTCACCAACAGGTCAACTTATTGAAACACTTCAAGAAAGAAAACAACAAATTGAGGACATACAAAAATCAACTCTACAAATCCCACTAAAGCAATGATCGTAATTAAACCCATCCTAATGACATTCCTCTCCACTAATGCAGTGAAGAACTTAATTGTCCAATTACTAGAAGCTTACGCAAAGTCAACAGATAACACTATTGACGATAAAGCAGTAGAGATTATTAGACGTAATCTATTCCCTGGAATTAAAGAATGAAGAAAAGAGCCACTGAAGACCAATTTAACGAACTACATAACCTTGTTACAACTGAGTTTCTAAAGCGAGTCAAAAGTGGCGAAGCTTCTACTCAAGATCTCAAGGCAGCCTGTGATTGGCTTAAAACAAATGATATTAGCGGTATAGCAATGGAAGGTAATCCACTAGCTAAACTTGCAGCCGTTATGCCAAAGGTAGACCCCGAACTCGTACAACAGAGACTATATGGCAGGAAGCACAGCTGAGTACTACAGGAAGAATCCTGAAGCTCGTAAAAGAAGGCTTAAACAACAAAGCGCATATCAAAAAACTGCAAAGGGTAGTCGAATTAAAAAGAACGCTAACAAGCTTAATAGAAAACTTGGTACTTACGGGAATGGTGATGGCAAAGATGCAGCTCACTACAAAGGGAGTACTACCAAAGGAAGACTTCAGTCTCCATCTACTAATCGTAAAAGCAGACTAAAAATTCGTAAATGACCCCACTACTACCTAGCCCACAACACTATTTATACAACCTAATAACCATGACAAATTCAGACGCACGAAAGCTCTGGAGAAGAGCTATTAAAGAGCACTTCAATTGTACATGTGTTTATTGCGGTAATAACTACGAAATTAATGAACTTACACTCGATCACGTTAAACCTAAAACTAACGGTGGAGAGGATCTTACAAGCAATTTGGTCCCCGCATGTCAATCATGCAATCAAGGCAAAGGTAGCAGTAATTGGCTCCGATGGATGCGTCAAACATTTGGACGTAACCACTTACGAGAGCAACTT